AACAGCAAGGCTTTTTTATTATTCACCCTATTTAATTAACAAACATGGCTAAAACTACTACTTGGAACATTGCTTCACTTGACCGCGAAACTGCTGACGGTTATGTATTTACTGCTCACTACACTGTAAATGCTACTGACGAAACTTATAAGTCAGGTGCTTACGGTTCAATTGGATTTGAACGTCCTGACACCCTTATACCTTTTGCTGATCTCACTGAAGAGACAGTTGTTGGTTGGGTAAAGGATCTTCTTACTGAAGAAAAAGTGACTGAAGTAGAGGCAGCACTTCAAACACAACTTGAAGAGCAAGCAGCTCCTACTAAAGCATCTGGTCTACCTTGGTCAACTAACTAATTATTAAAAATGATTGAAGCAGCAATATCAGCAGGTGTTGCTCTTGTATCTGGCTTAGTCATACTAACCAATAGACTCCACTCCAAAATTGGTGAAGTTGATAATCGAATTGATGCTGTGGAACTTCGTGTTGCACAGGATTATCTAAGCAAGCAAGAGTTTGCTAACGCACTGGAAAGAGTCGAAACACACATGGTCCGTATTGAGGACAAACTAGATAAATTTTTAACTTATGGAACCTATGGAAATCCTAAATAGCCCCGTACTGTGGGTTATCGTTGCAGCAGCTTCAGAAGTAATTGCACTTACACCTTTGAAGTCAAACAGTGTGGTGCAGTTACTACTATCAGCACTACGTGCAATCAAACCAAAAAAGTAAGAGCTAGGGAAGCGGTGGATGAGGCGTTAAAACCTCATCTACCACCAGACCCTGTTATCCCTGGTCCGATTGAAATGGGTCCTTTACATATACGCTCACCGTGGCATGAAGAAAAAAGCGACTGAAGATCAATTTAATGAACTTCATAATTTAGTGACAAAAGAATTCCTAGCTCGAATCAAAGCAGGAGAAGCCTCAACTCAAGATCTCAAAGCCGCCTGTGATTGGCTTAAAACAAATGACATTAGTGGTGTCCAATATGCTGAAAGCCCGCTAGATAAATTGTCAAAAGTATTGCCAACAATTGACCCAGAACTTGTACAGTCGAGGTTATATGGCAAGCGGTAGGTATAGCGGTGCCAAATACTCTAACGGCAACCACAAGTCACAACAAAAAGCCTACAACAAAAGCACTAAAGGTAAGTCATTAATTAGGAATGCTCAACGCCTACGTGCCTCTTTAAAAATCCCTAAAGGCTCACCTTATGACGCTGCTCACTACAAAGGTAGCAAAACAAAAGGTCGGAAACAACACCGTTCACTTAACCGTGCAAGCAGAACTAAGTCTGCATGACACCTTTACTTCCAACCCCTGAACACTATTTATACAACCTAATAACCATGAATTCCTCTGAAGCTAAGCGCCTTTGGAGGCGCAGTATCAAAGAACATTTTGGCTGCACTTGTGTTTATTGCGGAGAAACTTATGAACTACATGAACTTACATTGGACCACGTACAACCTCGCACTCACGGCGGGGCGAATGTTACAAGCAACCTTGTACCAGCTTGTATTAAATGTAATCAGGGAAAAGGGAGTCATAACTGGCAATCCTGGATGAGAAACACATTCGGCATTACACAAAGAGAAAATCAAATCCTTCAGCATATTAATTAACCATGGCATTAAGAGATCCCCGCAACAAATCACGTAATAACGCATCTAAACGTACTACGTCAGCAACACGAAGCAAACGTGCTGCTTCTTCAGCTAAATACAATCCTAAGCCTTCTTCTGCTGCTCAACGTAGTGGAAAGAAAGGTTCAGGTTCATCTAAAGTCACTACAGGTAAAGGTGGCAAGATCAGTGCGCCAAGGCTCCGTCAAGCCTTAGAAGGAGTCAAAACAAAACGAACCCCAGCTAAAACACCACCTAAAGTAAAAACCAATCCAGCTAGTTCTACACCACGAGGTGCTCAAGGTCCACGTCAAGCCACCTCAAATCCAACTAATACTCGTAGGACGCTTTCTGTTTCAGGTGATACTGGAAGGCGTGGTGCTACAGATGCACAAGGCAGACCTAAGAATCAACCCCCTAAGCCAGCACCTAGGAATGCACCACCTACTCAAAAGTATAAGCCTCGTGTATCTAACGTAGTTGAACAAACTAATCAAGCTCGACGTGTAGCAAAAGCTAATCCAGGTAGAGCAGCTAGAGCCGCTAGGCGTCCAAACGTGCCTGCAAGAGCTGCTGCTGTAGCTGGTGGTCTATACACAGCTGGTCAAATTCTTAGGTCAAGTGGCAAACCTGGAGCAGCAAAGATGTCTCGCTTAGGTATCGGTGGTAATGCACCTGTATCTACACCAAAACCAAAACCTACGCCTAAGAAACCTTTACCCGTAAGCAAGAAACCAATCCAAGCTCCACCTAAAAAGGGCTCAACTGTTCTTGCCAAGAAAAACGGTAAAGAAGGAGTGCTACGCAACGGAGTGTTCTACGCAACCGGTTTTAGCCCCGCACAACGCAACCGTTATGAAATCGAAA